GATCCGATAATGTACTAAGGCGCTAAACTATCCTTTAACAACTACGCTTATTGATTCGTTTTCAATTTCTATTCGCTCAAACAATAATCGTAGAGCATTTTTAGCTTTTATTCTGTCGACACCAGAAATATCACCTAATATAGTTGTGGCAGTTTGCCTCACCTTGTGTGGGGCCTCTTCGTGTTTTGTTAACTTTTTAAGTTCTTCATTGAGTTTTACCCGTTCTGATTCAGCTATATTAGATGCCATTTTCAAGTCAGCTCCGCTTATTAAGTCGTCTGCATGAGCCTGAATTTGTTTTACTATACGTTTGCTTATTTTCGCTAATTGAGTATTAATTTCTTTAATTCTTTCATCCACAGATTGGTTCACAGTAGCTTTAATTACTAGATCGGCGTTAGACCCTTCTGCAATTTCTTTTACCAAGTCGATGATTTTTAATTCTAAATCATCCCTGTGAACTGCATGATATCGGCAACCATATCCGCTAACATACGCTGAACATATGTATCTATGGTACATGTATTCTTTGCCATTATTTTTATTTCTACTAGTTGCTCCTTTCATATTCCCGCCGCAAAATTTGCACTTGACTAAACCTGTTAAGAGATAGGACTCATTCTCTGCATGTTTGTGAGCGCGAGAACGCGATTTTAGGACATCTCTGATTTTCAGAAGTCTTTCAAGCGATACGAGAGCCGGGTGGTTGTTTTCAACAACAATCCAGTCCTTTTCATCACGAAACACAACTTTTCCGTTTTGCGTATCTCGCTTGTTTCTTATCTTTATACCGGCTATCGTTTCGATTCCTGTCAGCCAACGCTTTACATTTTTTTGATCCCACGGCTTCCCTTTTTTGGTTCTCGATCCAGCGTCATTGAGTTTTTTTGCTATCATACGATAACCGTCTCCTGATTCCGCCAGATCAAGCATCATGTCTCCGAATTTTTGCTCTGAATTATTAATTTGATATTCTCCGTCGACTATATCGTATCCAAAGCAGGGACGAGTTAGCGCTTTGTTTGTGTTTTTGGCGATAGAATCCATGTTATCTATTACGCGTTCTCTTGTCCGTTCTCGTTCGAATTCAGCGACGGCGCCGAGAACTTGCAATGTAAGTCTCCCCGCAGGCGTATTTGAGTCGAATTGTTCAGATACGGACACGAAAGAAGCTCCATGATTTTGAAAAAGTTCGATCATTGTTAGCAGGTCTAAAAGTTTGCGACTAATACGATCGAGCTTGGTAACCATAATCTTTAATTCTGTTTTATTTTCACCTACTATTTTGAGGAGTTTCTGGAGGTCAGGGCGATTTGTATCTTTGGCGCTATAGCCGTCGTCAATAAAAAATATAGGCTCGGGCCATAACATCGCTTTGCAGTAAGCCTGCAGTCTTTCCCTTTGTTCAAAGAGCGAGTTTCCGTCATTTGCTTGTTCCTCAGTCGACACTCGTATATAACCAAGTATCTGCATATTATATTCCTCCTTGCCTAGTATTTTGTGTTGAATGGCGACATGTACCACACTACCTTACCTAATATATTTACTTTCGTGCTAATCTCATTATTCCAATCAAAAGTAAGAGCCGAATTTTGATGATTATAACTATCTGGCTCTAATACTAAAGTGTTTTGGAGTCTATAATATCTCATCAAAGTAATGCCAATACCTTCAATGTGGGCTGCCACCAAATCGCTATTGGATGCAGTCATAGTCGGATCTATCAACACGTAAGCACCTGCAGGAATTATTTTGTTAATACTATCATTCGCCACTTCGAGAAAAAAAGCATTTGGATGTTTTTTAGCAATGCAACCAGGGGTTTCAATGGGTTGTTCTTCGTTATACTTTTTTAGGGAGAACGACAAATTGGATTCCGACGCTTTCGCGCTACCAATATCAAAAATCAAATCGTCAGTTTCGACACCTAATGCGTCTGCTATCATTTCTACCTTACCCATGCGCGGGCTAATCTTCCCGGACTCCCACTGTCCGGCCGTCACATCAGAAACGCCTACTCTTCTGGCTAATTCCGCTTTTGAAATCCCCTTTTTTTCGCGAATTTTTTTTAGGTTTTCGGCAAAGTTTACGCTAACCATTATTTGCTCCTTTAGGTTAATACTTAATGACAATCTAACTTTACCATCAAAAATCTATATTGTCCACATTTGAGCTAGTTTATACTTTGATTTTTAGCGAGGAATAGTCAAAAACTAACTTGACGCCGAGTTTAAAACTAGCTTATACTTAGGACATCGAAAGGAGGATGCGCCATGACATCATACGGACGCACTTTAAGAGAGTGGAGAGCCTACCTAAAGAAAAGTAAGAAAGAGTTGGCCAAGGCGCTAGGTATACACTCGAGCACCTACGCAAAGTGGGAAGATCACCCGCAAGAAATTAGAGTTTGTGAGATACCACGACTAGCTGCAGCGCTCGGGTGTGAAGCAAATGAAATTATTTTTTTTGAAGAAAATCCTAGTTTTAAACTCGGTATCGATGCGTTGAATCACCTGAATAACAGTGAAGTAGGACAACCGTAGGCGCATAGACTCAACTGAGGAGGCGATGTGCATGCGCAGAAAAAAACGGCAAGAACGCCCTCAACTAAAGATCGTTGGTATTTATGCAATGGTTGATGACGCGCGAGTGCTGATCAATCCAAAGGATCGTGAATTTTCCGATTTTCAGGATCGGTGCAAATTGGCATTGGCTGAAATGACAACGGGACAGACGCATGAGTTAATAAAATCTTCCTAGAATGTGCAGCTTTTATGGCTGCACGTTATTTAATCGGACAAGTTTAAATCACCAAGCGCTTGTAAATTTGAACAAAGGAGTTGATTACATGTCCGCGACCAAAGGCAAGACCAACGTAGTCGTTGATATCGACCATATCACCAGTGTAACCAATGGGGCCTTTGCGGGTTTCGTCAAAGAAGAATTGTACCCCAACGGCAGCGGCTGGGAACCGACGTTTTTCAAGGTTGAAGAATCCAAAAAGTTCGTCACAATCTATGCAGCACGGGGTCATTACGCAGAAGGCGCCGGCGTGACCTATCACAAGGAAATCCTTCTTTTCACCTTTGATCGTTCAGAAAAAAAATATTCAAAAACTCGGTTCTCAACGATATTCCTGCCAGACTTCGCTCCTATCGGCATATCGATCAAGGAGGCGTGACCCATGCCGGCCAACATACTATTTATCGCCCGTCTCGTGCGGCTCGCGGACGGCATCGCCTGTCACGGCTACTTTAGGTCGGAAATGGCGTATGACGCCGCATACCAAAAAGCCTGTTACATGTTTGGCACCGACCATAAGGTGCTGAGTGTATGTCCGCAAGGCCCGGAGCGCGTCGCATGGGTCGACATCGAGCTTGAACAACGCCGCAAACGCGCCGAGGAACGGGGCGAGCCATGAGGGATACCTTAATGCCTGTTAGATTACTTTGCGATGCGGACGAGCGTCCGCAGGCCGTCGACCTGTGCAGCCTGATCGCCGCAGAGGACATGCGGCGTGACTACGCCACGTACCTGAGCAAGCACGATGCGCTGTACGGCCCACCAGCTGCCGACGTATCCGATCGTATCGCTGTTTTGCAGGATTACCTGACGCGCACCGTCTGGACGGACGGTGACATGCGAGCATGCGCGAGCAGCTGGCTGCTCTTGGAGATCAGCCAGCTGGAGAATCAACTTAATCGAAGGAGGTATGCGATATGACAAAGGACAAGTTACGGAACCAAGCAGCCATGTGGATACAAATTGAGGAGGTTGCTCATGAGCCGGCCGTCATGCGGTATGCCCGCAAAAAATACGAGCAGTGCATGCGCCGGTTGGAGGGCAAGCCGCTGCTTCGGCTTGCGTAAGGTGGATTGAGGAGAGTCGTATCAAGGCAGAGCCCTCCGGGATGGTTTTTAGATCAAGCTTTGCCTAACAGGTAATCATTCGAAACATCCAGTACGTTGCTGATGTTTCGCAGATTTTTGAGTCTTGGATCGAATTTACCGTCCAGCCAACGATTTACGGTCACTGGCGAGACGCCCAGCATCGCGGAAAGGGTTTGGGGCCCTATGCCGCGATCGTTCATCGCCGACTTCAAGCGGTCGGAAAATTTATCGTCGTAGTAGTAAAAAAAAATAAAAGAAGGCACATCACTCCCTTCTTCCCGGAGGGCTCTGCCTTGATACGATTCGACAGTCCTGATAGCAAAACCTGCAAGTAACGAAACCAGCGCCATTGGAGCGCGAGAGGGGATACGAAATGAATATGGATATCAAGCCAAATGAACGCCAATTGCTCCGCGAACAAATGGAACTGCTGGCGGGGCGATCGAAACATTGTGCGAATGACGAATTGCCGGCATTGACGTGGGCGATGACCGAAATTTACAAGACTCTGTACTGGCAGCCACCGTCTGCAAGGCAAGGAGAAAAGCGAACCACAGGAAAATAACCGCCTGATGATGGCCGGAGGGACACCGGCCGAAACCTAGCGCCAACCGGCGCGGGTCGCGGATATCCGCAAATAAGGTAGGCAAGCCCAAAAACAAGGGGAGGCGTATCGTCGTGATTGTGCTAAAAGGGGACAAAGTGCGGACAAGCTCTGGTGACACCGGAGAGGTTGTTGACACATGGGGCGTGGCTCGCTCATTTATCTGCTTGCTGCGCGATTCGGACGGCAAACGCCTCTTTTTGTTTGGTTCCGCCGTGACGGAGGTCATCGAGCGGGCACCTATCAGGAAAGGCAGGTGATAACTATGGACATCAACATCAACACCCTATCCGGGGGGGCGGTAGCGGAGCGATTGAATCGCGAGCTGCAGCGTGTGGCTGAAAACGTCATGGACCCTAACACCAAGCCGGACGCTGTGCGCACCGTAACCGTGACCATCAAGATTAAACCCAATGAGACGCGGCAACTTGGCGTCACCGACATCCAAGTGAAGTCGGCGCTGGCTCCAACCCGCGGCATCCCGGCGCAGTTTATTTTTGACTACGACAGGGCTGGCAAAGCCGTCATGGCGGAGCTGCAGTCTGCCGATCGCAACCAGCTTATGGTCGACAACGACGGCGACGTTGCGGATGACCGCGGCAGCAAGGTGGTCAACGGCAATTTTAGATAATCCAACTCGGAGGTAGCAAAATGATCAAAGAAGCTTTGCAGTACATCATCAGTGCATTCCAAGGAAGTGAAACGAAAGAGGTTGCCAGTCAAGTCTTTTCCGCGCAGCCGCTGAACCTGATCGAGCAAGCGACGCCGGATGCCGTCAAAGTCCATAACCTCAACGGCCTCATCGATTACGTCAAATCCAATTACGACGACCAGCCGCCTGTATTGATCCAGGTAGCCAGCCCAACGGAAGTTAACGTCATGAGCACCTACAACCGGGATATGCAGCGCAACGTGCTGCTCACAGCCAAGGCGTTGTTGCCGACGATTCCCTTCGAGCGTTTCCATGATGTGGAGTCGTTCAACGTTCTCCTTCAATCCTGCTTCGTGCGGAATGACCATCGTGACGACTTGCTCAAGGTCGTCGGTAACATCAGGGAAGAAGCTGTTCAGACGGTCGGCGACGATGGCATTTCGCAAATGGTAACGGCAAGATCTGGGGTTGCGACGGTATCGGCCGTGGTCGTGCCTAACCCGGTTCTCCTGAAACCATTCCGCACGTTCGTGGAAATCACACAACCAGAATCAGCCTTCGTTTTTCGCATGAAAAACGGTCCGTCAGCCGCTTTGTTCGAAGCGGACGGGGGGGCATGGAAACTTCGAGCGATTGCGGACATCAAGGACTACTTGAAAGACGAACTGGACGAGCAGATCCAAAGCGGTAGGGTCGTCATCATCGGGTAATTCCAGCGCTGGCAGGCCCACAACCTGCCAGCCTATCTATCAATCTTGGCAAGGAGGGATCGTATGTTGCAAGAAGCGTTGCAGAAGATTCAGAAGGAGATCGGAGAGAATCCCAAAGACCGCTCACTTGCGTACATCGGAAGTGAATTGATTAAATTCCTTCGCAACAATCCAGATAAGGCATACTTGTTTGCTGATGAAAGCAAGAGCCTCAAGGGCAGTTATGAGGCTATCTGGAAAGAGGCTTTGAAGACCCGAACAAACGGCTTAAGCTCCGACGAAGGAATGGAGATCGTCATGAAATATTACGGCATCGAGCCTCAGCCAGTTGCTCCGGCGCCCAGGCCGGTCGGGTTTAGCGCCAATCTGAAAGATTTGTTGGGGTGATTGTGGTATGGCTGAAAATCGATTTGAAGATTTTGACGCCCACTTTCCAAAGGACATCAGCTCTGATCTTATAAATTTCGTGCATGAAGAGTGTCTCATTGGCAGCAGATATCTATTCGTTCAGCGCCTCGGCAGTACAACGATACAGCGTGGCTTCTGTACGCATTGCAAGCAGGATCGCATTATTAAATCGACTAAAGCGCTTAAACATAACGAATCGTGGAGATGTGATAGCTGCAAATCAATGGTTATCGTTAAAAGTTCGGGCCTTGGCCGCGGGAAATTAGTTGGTCGAGGCTATGTAGTTTGGTACGAAAAATCTCTTGTCGATCCTAAAGCGATGGTATGTACCGGTTACAAAATTATACGTGACTACAGGGAGGGCGTAGATATCGAAACCAAATTCACTCCCGTCATGCGTTGTGTGTTTGCAGCCGGTTCGGCTGTCATGGCACTTCGGAGTCACTACAGATCAGGGTTTTTCTCGAATCGGTGTACTTATTTTCTTGATGGCTGGGAGTTTGCTAAAAAGCCTCGTACGCAGGTTGGCAAACACTATTTTACCAGGCTCAGCTATAAATCCATCGAGAACATTCGGGCGGCTGCGAGCGGCACGCCATTCCAGTACTCGACATGGGAGCAATATACGACTTACAGGAATCCAGACTTTGTATCAGATATGGTGGAGTTCTTTGATTTGGCCGCCAGCTATCCGTGCGTCGAATATCTAACAAAAGCCGGATTCCGCAAGGTTGTGGAGGCAAAGCTTCACGACGAGCCCACTTACGGCGCCATCTACTGGCAAGGAAAAACACTGCAAAAGGTTTTGCGCTTAACTAAATTGGAACTGCGGGAACTCCGCGATTCGGGTTTGTCCTTCACGCCCAAACAACTGCATTTTTTTCAAAAATCCAAGAAAGCCGGGAAAAGGCTTGCTTTGGCAGACGCTTTTGTCTTGGCCGACATCGATGATGATTATTACCAAAAATATTACATCGCTGAATTTTTAAAACGAACCACGGAAGAGGAAATGACTAAATATATTCTCAAGCAAGTCAGAAACAATCATTATTCCAACGCGACAAGCGCGGCCATCGCTTGGCTTGACTATCAGCGTGAGTGCGTGCAACTAGGTATGGATTTGAAGCAGGAACGCTACTTGTTTCCCAACAACTTAAAGGAGGCGCATACCAAAACCTTCGAGCGAATCAGGCAAAAGAAGGACAAAAGGCTAAATGGCAAGATCGAGCGGAGGCTCACCGAGGAATTAAACGCCTATCGCTTCGAGCATATGGACTTGATTTTTCGGCCAGCCGCTTCATCCGGCGAATTGTTCGTCGAAGGCAAAACCCTGGAGCATTGCGTGGGCGGCTATTCGGGGCGCTATGCCGAGGGCAAAACAAACATTTTCCTCATTCGCCAGGCCGCCGAGCTGGATAAGCCCTTTTACACGTTGGAGATCAACGATGATAGGATCGTTCAATGTCATGGATTCAAACATTGTGCCATGACACCAGAGGTTCAAGAGGCTGTGAATGCGTTCTTCGCTTTCTATAAGAAGAAAGCAAAACAAATGAAAAATAGACAGGGGGCAACAGCAGTATGACCAAAGCAAAAAAAAGCGCGGTAGCGGCGCCGGTAGAGGTGGACTCGGTCGTTGCAAACAGAACACCGGAGACCATTGCCGCTGAAATTCGTTTTATCGATGGCCAAGCGCGGCAGTACGTCATGCACTCGGCCATCGAGATCGGCAATAAGCTGAACGAGGCCAAAGCGCTGGTGTCGCACGGTGAGTGGGGCAAGTGGCTGAAAGACAATGTCGATTACAGCCAGTCGACGGCCAACAACTTTATGCGCGTCGCGGATGAGTACGCTCAATCGCCGTTGGCGCTGAGCAATATCTCGTACACGCAAGCCGTGCAGTTGCTCAGCGTGCCGGCGGAGGAGCGTGAGCAATTTGTCACGGAAAACGACGTCGAGGATATGTCCTCGCGCGAATTGCAAGCGGCGATCAAGGCAAAACAAGAGCTCGAACAGCGGCTCAAAGAGGAGCAAGCCAAGGCTGCGGAGGCGGAGGCCCGAGCGGAGCAGGAAAAAGCGGCCCGCGAAGCGCTTCACGGACATTACCAAACAGAATTGAAGCTGCGCCAGGAGCAAGAGGAGCAAATCAACAAGCTGCAGGCCGATCTGGATAGCACCGCCGACGACAAGGCGGCCACCAAGCTCAAGGATGACCTTAAGAAAGCGAAGGCCGATCTGGCCGAAAGCAAAAAGCGCATCAAGGAACTGGATGAAGCCATTAAGGCTAAACCGATTGATGTGCCGGCCACGGTAACGGTCGAGGTTGTCCCTGAGGCTACGCAAAAGGAACTGGAGGATTTGCGTCGGCGCGAGTTGGAGTTGAATGACTGTATTCAACAAAAAGAGGAGGAAGCTCGGCGACAGATTGCCGAGATGAAGCAATTGCTCCAAGAGAACGACAATAAGGCGGCGATCGAGGTACAGCTCTGCTTTGAAACGTTGGTCAACAATTTTGATCTGCTCCTCAAGTCCATTGTGAAGGTCGGCAATGAGGGTGAGCGAGCGAGTTTGCGCGGAGCTATTGCCAAGCTTTGCGATCAAATGAAGGCTTCACTTGATGCGTAATGTTCTTCTTTTTCTTTTTCGACCAACCATCATTCCGGCGGGGCGATCTGTGCGAATACATAAAAACAGATTCGCTTCGCCACTCATTCGGAGCTCGATACGTTGTCGACAAAGTCACCAGTACTGGCCCGTGGTGTTACGAAGACAAACCCCCTCGATATGGTACGAGTTCGAAGGGGGCGCACGATCGTTGAATATGATCCGGCCTGCTTTATATCGCCGTTCGATTTCGACGAATTGCGAGTGATCGAAGGCGAGAAACTTTCGCACGGATGGCCAGGAACATGGGGGCATTATCGGGACTGAGGAAGGGAGGAATATATCTTGTCAGACAGCCATCCGATACCGATTTTCTCCGGCTTGCTTGAACCAAGGCATTACAGCCAGATCGGCAATGCCATATGGTTGTTCCTCTGGTGTATCGGGGCCACGACAAGGGAAACCGAACGAGATGGGGAAACCTGGGGTATCGTCTTGGGCGGCATGCCTATAGAGATCGACAGCATAGCCGCCAACTACGGGGTTAATCGGTCAACAGTGAAAAGGTGGATCAAGGTGCTCCAGGGTTACGACTACATAACCACTAAGCGAGCCCCTTACGGCTTGATTTTATCGGTCAGAAAAAGCAAAAAATTCGGCATTAACGGTAAGGTCATAAATGAGCCATCACCTAGCGCGGATAGCTCGAAAATGAGCCATCCCGAGGGGTCAGAAGGTGCAGAACTGGACCATCAAGAGGTCATAAATGAGCCATCTAATAAAGATATTAAGGTCTTAAAAGATGTTGTTGTTAATGATTCGGACGTGATGCAAATTGCGTTGGAGGTCGAACAACATTTTCTTGCGCGGAGGGGCAAGGGGTTCAGCGTAAGCCCAGCCGATCTGGCGGAAATAAAAAAAATGGTCATCGACGGCATACCGCTGGATATCATCCGGGCAGCCATCGATAAGTCATTCGCCGAATATAAGCCAAAGCATGCGCGAGACGAGATAAGATCCGTCGTGTACTGCATCCCTCGCTGTTACAGCGAATGGGAACGAAGTAAATTGCCGAACGAAACCATAACTGCCGCGGTGCCGCACGTAGCAGTCGCCCTTGGAAATCGGCGAAGCAGCAAGCAACAACAGCAAATCAATTACCTTGACCAGTTGGAAAAGGAGTTTGAGTGACCTATGACACCTGCCGAAATCGTAAAGCTATTCAAGCTCATCGTCTATGCGTACCCAAGCTTCGACGGAAGTGATCGCAACAAAGTTATGCTCTGGCACGATCAACTACAGCATGTAGACTACGCTGCGGCAGAGGAGCGACTACGGGGCCATATCGCCAAAGACAAGTTCCCACCGGCTATTGCCGATTTGATTGGTACGTCGCAAGAGCAAATACAGCTCAAATCCGACGCGGCGCAACATATCGCCGACATCGAAGCATGGCGACGGACGGCCGCGCCCCCGCCGGCCAGATCGGCGGTCCAGCATGGCTGATCCATACCTTGACAACACGGCGATGCCGGCGTCCATATCCGCCGAACAGGCGGTGCTGGGCGCGATCTTGATCGACCAAAGCGGACAAGCTGCCGTTACTGCTCTGGAGCAGCTGACGGGCAACGAATTTTTCCGCGAGACGCACCAGCACATTTTTGCGGCAGTGGCCGAGCTAATCGCCGATAACACACCGGCTGATATGATCACGTTAACCACGCGGCTTGCGGATCGCCAGCAGCTCGACAAAGTCGGCGGCGTGGAGTTTTTGTCCTCGCTGGCCAGCTCGGTTCCGACGGCGGCCAATCTGGAGTATTACATCGCCATCATCAAGGACAAGTATTTCCTGCGTCGCGCAAAGCAGCTTTCTCTACAGAGCCTGAGCGATGTTACCACGATGGCCGATGCAACACAGGTTATTGCCGGCATGCAAGAGCAGGCAGCCGCGCTCGCGCTACAAGCAGCCCCTAAAAAAACGTTCCGCACCATTGGCGATGTGGCGCTTGATGTATACAGCAACGTCGAGGCACAATATTTTGCTTCCGAGACAAACGGCGGCATCACCGGCATCCCTTCGGGTTTCGTGGACCTGGACAAGATGACGTCCGGCTTCCAGCGCTCGGACCTGATCATCGTTGCCGCCCGTCCTTCGGTCGGTAAAACCGCCTTCGCGCTCAACATCGCGCAGAACGTTGGTGTGCGGGAGAAAAAACGCGTTGCCGTCTTTTCGCTGGAGATGGGCGCGGACCAGCTCGTCCAGCGAATGGTGAGCGCAGAAGCCAACATCGACGCCGGCCGATTGCGAACGGGATATTTACAAGCCGATGACTGGGAGCGCATGGCTGCCGCGATCAGCAAGCTGTCGCAAGCCAATATCTACATCGACGACTCACCTATGCTGGACGTATTCGACATACTCGTAAAAGCCCGTCAGCTCCAGCGCGAATCCGGCCTCGACATGATCGTGGTTGACTACTTGCAGCTACTATTAAGCCGCAAAGGCCGCAAAAACGCGGAAAACCGCCAGCAGGAGGTGTCCGAGATTTCGCGGACGCTCAAGCAGATTGCGCGGGAGCTGAACGTGCCGGTTATCGCGTTGTCTCAGCTCAGCCGGGGCGTCGAGCAGCGGCAGGACAAACGGCCGATGATGTCCGACTTGCGCGAATCGGGTTCGATCGAGCAGGATGCCGACATCGTTGCGTTCCTCTACCGGGACGATTATTACGACAAGGAATCCGAGAAGAAGAACATCATCGAAATCATCATCGCCAAGCAGCGGAACGGTCCGGTCGGCACGGTCGAACTGGCGTTCCTCAAGCAGTTCAACAAATTTGTGAATCTTGAAAGGACGGGATGAGAAATGGGTTTTAGAATTTTTGCAATCGGAGACCCGACGGAATACATAGCTGCCCAGACGGCAGAAGAAGCTTTTAACGACCATTTGACTCGCGCCGGAAGAGACTACTACAAAATCGAGGATATCATGGATCTGCCACATGATATTTCGGAAATCGACCCGGAACAGCAATGGGACTTTTGGCAAGAAGACGGAACGCTTAAACAAATGACCTGGGCGGAATTTATCGGTCCTGACTTTGTCTACACCGAACCTACCCTGCTTTGCTGGAATGATTGACGCTCGTGTTATTGCAATAATCGAAGCGGCGCTACAGCCGATGATCGAACATAACAAACGCGACATATCGCGCATGGTCATGAACGTGTACCCGGAATCTCCGCTACTGGAAATCGGTTGCGTCGAAACGAAATATGGATATTTGCCCATTGTCGACAATCCTTGGCTCACGAAGGGCTCGGCGTACATTATAGAGGAATTATCGAAGGGCAGCGGCTTCGCTTGGGTGACTAGAAAAGAAAAAGGAGCAGATGGCAAATGAAAGTATACCTTGCATCGTCGTGGAAAAATGAAAAGCTCGTCAAAGAGGTCAAAAGACAGCTTGAAGCAGAGGGGAATATCGTGGATGCGTTTTGCGATCCATCCGGGGGTCGTTACGTGTTTAGCTTTGATCGATTACCGGATGTAAGCGCCAAAGACGCCCGCACGGTCATGGAGGAGCCGGAAGTGCAATATGCCTTTCATGAGGACAAGGCTTGGATCGACTGGTCGGAAGCAGTAGTCCTAATCCTCCCAGCAGGGAAATCGGCTCACTTGGAAGCTGGATATGCAAAGGGACAAGGCAAGCATTTGATTATCTATCAGGAAGAATTTCCGCTCGGCGATTTTGATGTCATGTACGGCTTTGCGGATTTAATCACTGACGACCTTAACGGTGTCGCTCAATATTTGCGGAGCAATAAAGTTAAAATCTTTGGAGATTAAGGAGAATAATCGCATGAATGATATTAAAGAACGGGATCGGGTTTACTACTATCCCAACATCTTATGGGGGTTAGGCACGGTTCTTAGTTTATCAAAATCAGGGAAAACAGCCCTTGTTCGATGGCCCGACCCTTACAACACAGGAAAGAAGCCAGCATATTACCGCTTAAAAAATCTGCGGAAAGGGTGAATCGAATGAGTGATCAACAGAAATCAATAGAGGTAACACCTAAGCAATTGGAGGAAATGAAGCATGCGCTCGGTTTGGGATATAAGAAAAGGCCGTATCGGAATCGCTATTATACCAGCGTGCATTGCCCGAATTGGAACGATCTCGTAAACAAAGGACTTGCAACAAAAGGCGGCGGCTGGACCAACGATCAATGCTACTATTACTTGACATTTGAAGGCGCGAAACTTGCATTCGGAAAACCGTTGTCCAAAAAGAAATACGAAGACTTGTGAAAGAGAGGGCCAGATATGAGAGGATACCAAGCGCCAATCCGCATCAACCTTCACGACTGGTTGTTTTGGCAACATTGCAAATCCTGCGGGGCGAAGTCTGACACCGACATCTGCCTGCCTTGCCGTCTGCGTCAGGCATACGCACCACCATAAAACGAAACGGAGGGCGGTACAATGGAAGACCTGAAACCCGGAAAGCCTTGGCTCCTGAGCATCGCAGATCTCCGAAAATCATACCGTAGAACCTACAGGAGATTGAAAGCGGCTAAATTGCGGGCAGAAAAAGAGAATGATTTCGCCACAAGTATCACGATAAGCGAGATGATGTCAGATGTCAGTTACTGCATCGAATGGATGATGACCGCAAGGCGGCCGGGCAACAAACGCGGCATCGAGCGCCGGGCCGGCTACCAGCGCGAAAAGCTTGTCGATCCGATGCTTATGCAATCCTACGTGCAAAGTACGCATTCGTCATCACGATCCGGCTTGACGGATTATCAGCGGTTCCAAATCGAGGATGCTTTGTCCAGGCTAAGTGATCAGGAGAGAGAATGCTACATACTCGCACACGGACAATGCCTGTCTCATTCCGAAATTGCGGCGCTGCTCAAGATTACAAAAGGGGCCGTTTCGAAGGTCGTGAGCCGTGCGCAGCAAAAAATATCGGAAGACTTGAGGAACAGTCTGTTTCTGCTCTAAAATCAAGGAAAGGGGGCTGCTTTTATGGACTTGAAATATAAAGGCGTAAACGATCGAGGTCGGGTGGAATGGGTTGAACGCGATCTCGCAACTGCATATCGTCCAGAAGGATTGGTGATGGAAGAGTGGCAGGTCGAGCGGTATAAACCGTTTGTAGAAACCGTCCGAGCTTGCATTGGTCGCGAACCATCAAAAGATGAACTGAGTACACTGGCTTGGTTGGCTGGCATCGATCAAAGTACGATCGATAGTATCCTGAGCCTTATTAAATCCGCTGCTTCCCGCCAGTCATAATGGACCCGAAAGGGTTCTTTTTTTATTTGTCGAAAAGTGTCGAATTTTGTCATGCGATTGCCACCTATATATGTAAGGACAATTTACAAGGAGTAGGTGAAAGGAGACATGAATCGATATGCAGACTTAACGCTATTTGTATCCACTCATGCCCACAAGCAATACTGCGACAGAGTTGAGGCTGTAGAAGCAGCTGTGTTGGAAACGAGATGTCGCGAGCAAATGCTTGCTGGCGATCACGGCCGGCCTAAAGATGGATTCGTTCAGATCGGCGGCGTATGGTGGTATTTCGAGAAGGCGGACGACGCGATCCTGCTCGTGACTTGCTACGGCAAAACAACAATGGACCTGCCGGCAGCTATACGCTGGCTGCGCCGGCAGCGCGAACACGACAACATCAATCTCAGCAATATGATCGTGGCTGAGGTAGCGCGATGAATTTCGTCCAGCCCATCCGAGACAAGGAAATTCTGGGTGACATCAAGGATCACCTTCGAGAAACGAATGCGCGCAACTACATCCTGTTCCTGCTCGGCATCAACACCGGGCTTCGCATCAGCGATATTTTACGTTTGCGGGTCCGCGATGTAGCCGGAACGCACATATCGCTCCGGGAAAAGAAGACCAAGAAGGAAAAGCGCATCCTTATAACACCGGAGCTTAAACGCGAACTGCAAGAGTTTATCAAGGGCCGGCGCCATCACGAGTACCTGATCAAAAGCAGGCAAGGCACAAACCGCCCGATCGGCCGCAGCATGGCTTACAAGATCATGCAGCAAATTGCGGATGAGTTCGGACTGGATGACATCGGGTGTCACACGCTTCGCAAAACGTTCGGCCTGCTGTTTTACCAGCAGACGCAGAAGGACATCGGGCGATTGATGCAATTCTTCAACCACTCCAGCGAACGGGTGACACTCCGCTACATTGGCATAGAGCAGGACTCTATGGATACCATTCTCAAGCGATTTAAAGCCTGAAATTTATTGCGAATTACACATATTTCGCATAGGTGTAAGTGACTGGCCGCAAGTTCAGAAAAGCCAGTATTACCAAGCACTTGGGATTATCAAACGAGTTACACAGATTATAAGATAAGTGTAACTCAGAACGACCTCAAAAAAGTGGCCCAAACCCGCGCCACGACTGGGTTTGGGCCACTTTTGGGGGGCTGTGGATAACTTTTTGGTTGGCCAAAAAGTGTCCCACAGAGTTACACGATGTATAAATCGACCAGTATTTAGGGGGTAAAGATGCCGGGAAAACCAAAGAAACCTTGTTCCAAAGCTGGCTGCGGCAGGCTAACGACAGAGCGGTATTGCGATGACCACAAGCATCTTGCCCAGCAACAGGACAAACAGCGGGGCACGGCTGCTCAGCGTGGCTACGACAGCAAATGGAGATCGGCGCGCGCTGGCTACCTTGCCAAGCATCCGCTTTGCGCACACTGTTATGTTGCTGGGATGATTAGCGCTGCCGTGATTGTGGACCATATCAAGCCGCACCGGGGAGACAAGGTGCTATTCTGGGACCGCAACAACTGGCAGCCGCTGTGCAAGATGCACCACGACCGTAAGACCGTTCTGGAGGATGGGGGATTCGGACGATAAAAAGAAAGAAAAAGACCCTCAACGACGAGAGTCCCGAAAGTCTTCAATTTGCTTGCGCGTCCAGATCGGTCCACATGCCAGTACTTGGATAGGCTCTGGGAATTTACCGCGCTTCCGATATGTATCAATCATCGTTCGGTTCTTCGGGTATTCCCAACCAAGAATTTCACAAGTTTCCTTGTATCCGACAAGTGGAGGAATTACTCCCCCAAGCGTTCAAATTTGAAGCAGTGAGCGGATTCTTCGAAACCATCAGCATTGTAACGATAGACGTTGCCGTTGTGATGCAGAGCGTAGTCGCCTTCGTCGTCGGACATGGCGTCTGCAAAGCTATCGATATCCCATGTTTCAGCACCATCATTTACTTTGTTAAAACCTACTTCTTGAGCTTGTTGGATCAGTTCGATAATTTTCATAATGGTTTCATCCTTCCGCCTCATCCGCTTTCTGCGGCTTGTTGGTATTCCGCGTCTCTTGCTGTTGAAATAAGAATAACATATTGTTGAACAAATGTCAACGTTTTGGCGAATTCCTGATCGGGTGGCCGCGAAGACGAGGGGTAGGGGGGGTGAAATCTCTGGCAGGCTAATGCTATGAGACCGCGTGCCCCTCAAATGTGAAAAAAAGTCCCCATCGCGATATCGGGAACGGGAGGAGGTGTGCCGATGGGCAACCAAGTCGTGAGTTTCGACCACATGCGAATTGGGAAAAAGGGCGGCGGGAAGAACTGGACGAAAAAGGAAGTCGAATCCCGTGAAAAAGCCGCCAAGAAATTCGAACGAAAAAAGCGATTAAATTTAAAAATTCCCGCTTGGCTTGACGATTCCGCTCGTAAAATTTGGCGGAAAACGGTAAAAGACATGGAAGAATTCGGCGTACTCGACAAAGTGGACGAGGATGTGCTCGGCATCTACTGCGACGCGGTCAGTAAGGTCCAGGAGGCCAACCACTTAATCGACGAGCATGGAATGACGGAGCGCAACAAGTCCGGCGTCATGGTGCCGAATGCTTACGTGCAGATGTCGCAGCGATACGCGACGATTGCGCTGGCCTACTCCAATAAGCTGGGCCTAAACGCGGAATCGCGGGCGAGACTTGCCAAGCGACAAGCGGATGGTGACGGTGATCTGAATGACGAACTACTCAACTAAATGGGATGATGTGCACCCGACACATCGTTATGCCGCTGAGATCGTAACCGGCCAGCGGCCGAGCTGCGAAATGGAGCGACTGGCATGTGAGCGCCACCTAAGAGATTTGCGGCACCAGGCGACGGCTGATTTTCCCTATGTATTCGACGAAAGCCGAGCGGATCGTGTTTTCGAATGGTTTGAGAACTACTGCCAGCATGTACGTGGACCGTTCTCCGGCCAGTTGATCGAGCTGCTGCCGTTTCAAAAATTCGACCTCGGCGCCGTCTACGGCTGGGTACACATGGATTCGGGACAGCGCCGATTCCGCAAGGCTTTCCATTTGCGAGCCCGCGGAAACGTCAAGTCTACTGAAATGAGTGGACTTGCCCTCTACAGCATGTGCGCGGACTGTATCTATCCGCCTGGCCGTCCTGAGGAGCGAAAGTATGAGAACAGTCCAGAAGTGGATTGTGCCGCCGTCGACAAAGGGCAAGCTAAGCGCGTTTGGGGGGACGCCCGCGAGATGGGCATGAACAGCCCGAAAATTTCCAAGCGCTTGCGAATTCGGCGGGGCTACATCGAGCACGCGAGTCGTGGGGGTTTGCTTAAACCGCTGAGCAAGGATACAAAAAATAAGGATTCCGGCGCGCCGTGTCTGGTTGTTATCGATGAATACCATGCACACCCGACATCCGAAATCTTAGACGTATCCTATTCAGGTTTCGGCAAGCGGTGGCAGAGTTTAATGCAAATCATTTCAACGGCGGGGAAGGACGCGGAGAACAGCCCGTGCAAGAAGGAATACGATATCTTGCGCAAGATGCTGCGCGGCGATACACCGATGCAGGAAACGTACTTTGTGATGATACGTGAATTGCCCGACGATGCCGATCCGCATGACGAGTCGCTGTGGGTGACAGCCAATCCAGTGCTGCAGGAGGACAATTCCTATTCGCAGGAGCTGCGCAGGCAAATCCGGGCAGAACACGATGAAGCCTATAATAGCGGCGATCCGAACAAAATCCGGGAATGGCTCATTAAGCGAGTCAATCGTTGGCAGGCTGACGCAGAAAACAAATACATGTCCGGCATCATGGATAAATGGAAGGCCCTTGCGGTTTCGCGAGAGGCGTTTTTGTCGTTGGTGCGCGGTCGTGATGCTTGGGCTGGCTTGGATTTGTCCAAACGCATCGACCTTACGGCAGATGGATTTGTATTTAAATTGGATGGCGATACGCCGATCGAGACAGCCAAGGGAATAATCAAGCCATTGTTCGCAGTATCGGCTCATGGTTTTATGCCGGAGGAGACGGCGACCAAGCACGAGCATTCGGACCGCGTCCCATACCGGGCGTGGGCGCAGGAGGGCTGGTGCACATTAACCGAAGGTGCTGTTACTGATTACCGATACATCAAGTCACACCTGATCGAGCAGGAGCTTAATGAGGGGTGGAATATCGTGGAGGTCGACTACGATCCCTACAACGCCACTCATTTTGCACAAGAAATGGAAGCTTGCGGATACGATGCCGTTGAAATCCGGCAAGGGGTGCAAACACTGTCGGAACCAACGAAATTCTTTCGTGAACTGATCCTCAAAGGACTTATCGTTCACGACGGAAGCCCTTTGCTAACTTGGTGCCTATCCAATGCCGTCGAGATCATCGACAATAACGGCAACATCAAGCTCAGCAAGAAACATAAGGATGACAGCCAGCGGATCGACTTGATCGCAGCTATCATCAACGCCCTTTCGCGCGCGATGCTAATCCAGATCAAAAACGTCTACGAGAAGCGCGGCATGCGAAGCTTGCTCGATGATGACTGAAAGGAGGAGGGTAAACGGTGAATGTATTCCAGAAAATGCGACTCGTATTCTCGAACAACTTTGACGAAGTTGTGCAACGCTTCCTATTTGGCGACGACGTTGAAGTGAATATCCCACGCGCCGGGCCCATGAATACGACAGCGGCCATGAAGTACACAGCGGTCTTTGCTTGTCTCCGCGTTTTGGCTGAGACAGCAGCCAGTGTTCCCATCCTGCTGTACCGAAAGAAAGAGGACGGAGACCGTGAAGGTCGGAATGACCTCGGTATATTTGATGTGCTGCATAACCGGCCGAACGAAGAAATGAGCCCGTTCAATTTTAAGGAACAGATCATGATGTCGCTCAACACGAATGGTAACGCCGTTTGCGAAAAGCTGGTTGATCGGCGCGGTTCCATCGTCGGCTTGTATCCATATACACCCGGCATCGTAACGATAGACCGCGACGAGCAAAAGCGGCTGCGGTACAAAATCAGCTCGTCGTCAAGAACGGTTGCCAAAACGTTGTCGCGCGACACGGCACTACACATTCCGGGCTTGAGCCTTGACGGTGTGATCGGCGTCTCGCCTCTGGCGTTTTCGGCGTCGGCGATTCAGCTCGGGCAATCCTATGAACAGTTTGGTGTAAACCTGTTTCGCAACGGCGCGTTCCCGTCCGGCGCTTTTTCGTTCGAGGGTGAGCTATCAGACGAGGCGTATGGGCGCTTCAAGCAGGATATGAAGAAGAATTATCAAGGCGCGAAGAATGCGGGTATCCCCATGATCTTGGAAGGCGGCGGGAAATTTCTGCCGTTCAGTATCAATCCGGCCGATGCCCAACTGATCGAGAACAAAAAATTCCAGTTGCAGGACATCGCCCGTATCTATCGCGTACCGTTGCACCTGATTCAGCATTTGGACAACGCGACGTTTTCGAACATCGAGCATCAGTCGTTGGAGTTTGTCATGTACACCATGCTGCCGTGGTTTCGCCGCATCGAAGAAAATCTCAATATGCAGCTCCTCACACCAGCCGAACGAAGGGCTGGTTTTTATTTGGAGTTTAAGGTCGACGCACTCCTTCGCGGCGACGCTAAAAGCCGGGCCGAGGCATATGCCATCGGTCGACAATGGGGCTGGTTGTCCGTCAACGATATCCGTCGGCTGGAGAACATGCCGGCCATCCCGAACGGCGACCGTTACCTGGAGCCGACAAACATGATTGAAGCGGGAAAGACGCCAGAAGCGACAGCGCAGGCAAAAGCGATATTCGAGGAAATCAAAAATCTTTTTGCAGAGAAAGGGGTGGCGTAACATGCCGTTCTGGAGTTTCAAGAACGCGGCCGCACCCGAAGAAGATGTCGAGCTGCGAATCGAGGGTGAGATTGTCAGTGATGACGACGCTTGGATTTACGAATGGTTCGATATTCCGACAGCATCGCCCAACGCCTTCCGTTCGGCGCTATCCGAACAAAAAGGGAAAAACATCACGGTTTGGGTAGACAGCTGGGGCGGCGACGTGTTTGCTGGCGCTGGAATCTACAACGCGCTCAAGGAGCACAAGGGGAAAGTGACGGTCAAGGTTGACGGAAAGGCTGTATCGGCCGCCTCGGTTATCGCGATGGCTGGCGACGAAATCTTGATGAGCCCGGCAAGCATCCTCATGATTCACAACCCCTGGTCGTTCGCGATGGGTGAAGCGAAGGACATGCGCCATCAGGCGGACGTTTTGGACGAGGTCAAGGAAACGATTCTCAATGTTTATCGGGAACGGACGGGTCTTAGCCGGAACAAGCTTTCGAGAATGATGGACGACGAAACTTGGATGTCTGCTCGTAAGGCGATGGCAGATGGCTTCGCAGACGGCATGCTGTATGCAAACGCGCAGACAGATGATGGTGAGGGCGAAGCTGCTCAGAATGCTTTTTCCGTTGGTCGGCGGTCGATCATGAACAGCACAGAGAACGTCATGAAGCGATTTTTTGAGCAATGGCAAAAGCTGCAGGCGGGTGACGGAGCCCACGCCGCAGCTAAAAACAAAGATATTCCGCAGCAGCGGGTTATCGATATAGCAAGGCGCGTCAGTGTACGCGAAAAACAATTCGGGAGGCACACGAAATGAATGAAAAACTGCAAAAACTGCTTGCTCGTCAACAAGTACTACTGACATCAATGCGCAGTTTGGCCGACAGGGACACCATGACTGCCGAGGACATCACGGCCTACGAGGAGCAGGAGCGGGAGTACGACAACAACGAGAAGCAAATTGCGATCCTGAACAAGCAGGCAAACCTGGAGGCGGACGACAAAAAGCCGGTTAATAAACCGATCATCGAGAGCATCAATGAGCCACTGCCGAAACCGTACAAAAATCTGACGGAGCAGCTGCGCGATATCAAAATGGCGGCACAAGGACAGATGTCGGATAAGTTGATGACGGTGCACAACGCAATGGGCGGCAACACCAGCACGGGCAGCGACGGCGGTTTCGCTGTGCAGACAGACTTTGCCGGTGTGATGATGCAGTCTGCAGCGACGGCGGGCGATATCCTGCCGAAACTGGATAGCTATGAAGTTAAAGACGGCTCCGATTCCGTTAAATGGGTGGATATCGACGAGGACGATGTCAGCACTTCCGTTTTTGGTGGCGTCCGTGTATACTGGGCCGCCGAAGCGGCCACCGTGGCCGCATCGAGGCCGAAGCTCGTAGAGAAAAAATTGGAGCTCGAAAAGTTGATGGGATTCTCTTATGTCACGTATGAGCTCAACAGCGATTCAAGTTTTGTTGACACCTTAATCAACCGTGCCTTTTCATTGGCTATTCAGCGAACAATGGAAGGGGCAGTCATTTCCGGCGATGGTGTGGGCAAGCCGACAGGCATCCTCAAAAGCGGGTCGTTGGTGTCCATCGCGAAGGAATCGGGGCAGGAAGCGGGCAGCATCACCTGGAAAAACCTTTCCGGCATGTACAATAGGGTGTTGGACAAGACTCGTTGCGTATGGCTTGCACATCCTGATGCGCACGAGCAATTTGACTTCCTGAGCTTTCCGGTCGGTTCTGGCGGCGTTCCGGTCTACCTTCCGGCTTCCCAGCAGGGCTCGATCGACACCCTCCGCGGGCGTCCGATTATCGACAGCGATCATTGTTCAGCGCTCGGCACGGTAGGTGACGTCAATTTTGTCGATCTTTCTCAATACATGCTCGCCTACAAAGGCGGCGTGGACGCTGCGACATCGATTCACGTCCAGTTCCTGACGGCTGAAAACTGCTTCCGGTTTATTTTCCGGGCAAACGGCATGCCGAAGGTGAACAAGAAGCTGACGATCAAGAATTCAACCAATCAGCGCAGTCCGTTTGTAACACTCGCCACCCGCGCTTAAACCGTCACATCAAATCGGAGGTGTACTATGATCACTCAAATCCCGGAGCGTTACCGTTCCCGCGTCCTGCTGTCGCCACAGGCGACAGACACCGGCACGCAAGCTTATCTAGCCCCAACCGCTGGCACGATGGGACTGACCATTCGGGCCATCGCTACAAAAGGAAACGCAGCCGCCCTCGCGCTGTCGCTGAAATACGCGGACGATGCCGGCGGCACCAACGCGACTGCATACCCGATCGACGTGCCGGTTTTCGCGAACGGTGTAAGGCAAACGAATGGAAAGAGCTATTCGGTTCCTGGAGCCAGCGGAAACACGATTGTTGATTTTTGCGTCGATCCGGCAACAATTCCTGACGGCAAGTTTGTCGGGCTGTCTTATGCCAACAGCAATGCGGCTACGTTTTTGGTGGTCGAATTGATTGAAGATGTGGCCTATCGGCCGACCGCAACCTGATAAGGTGGTGAAGAGTTCATGTCGCTTTTAACGACTGTGGAGCGGGCGCGCGGGTTCCTGCGCGCGCCCGCTGATGATGACGAGCAGTTAGCGTTGCTCATTCCCGCTGCGTCGGCCACCATTGAGACGTATTGCAATCGGCTGTTCGGGCACGCCGCGCATGTCGAGCATTTTGAAGACTGCGCGTTTATGAAGCTCCGAAACTACCCGATTGTATCGATTATATCGATTGACGGTAGCGCTGACCTTAATGAGTATAGCATCGATGCGAGGTATGGCATCGTCCGGCACGAGAAAGGTTGCCGAAATCCGGTCGATGTTGAATACGAAGCCGGTTACATCTTGCCCGGCGACGAGCTGATTGAAAACGTGGAGCCACTGCCCGCAGACATCGAATATGCCTGCATCCTTCTGATCAAGCAGATGCAGCGAGAGCCCGGTGTCGCGTCGGAGCGCGTTGGAGACTTGGCGGTTACGTATGCTCAAGACGATGGCAAAATGCCGCCAGCGGTGCGGGCGCTCGTCGGCCCTTACCGCTCGATCAACACATGAGCGGCGGCAGACGGACGCGCACGCGGCGCGGAACAGTGACGATCACGGAGACGTCGCTTGTGCCGCAGTTTAAACGGCGGCTCGCCGAACTGGCCGGCAAAGAGGTACATGTCGGTATGGACGGTGACGCCGAGTTGGCAATGGTAGCGGCCGTGCTGGAGTTTGGTTCGACAAAAATGAATATACCCAGCCGACCGTTTGTCAGGATCGGTAAGCGCCGGGCGACTGCATTGATTAACAAGCTCGTCAAGGCAGGATTCCAAGCGATCGCCGCCGGCAACATGCGCCCGGACAAGCTCTGTCGAGATATCGGTGAGACAGGGCTTGCGAAGATGGAGGCCGCTTTTGACAAGATGCGCAAACCGGCGCTATCTCCGGTTTACGCCAGGCGCAAAGGCAACAAGAAATTACTGATCGACGAACGCCACCTGCGGGACTCGCTGACATTTAAGGTGGTGAGGAAAGAATGACGTATATCTTTCGCTTTGCCCGCACGCTGGCCCGCCACTCGGCCCCCTATGTGCTTGTCAGCGTGCCGGCGGCTGACCCGGATGACGCTTACGATGAGGACGGTGTCTATGTACCGCCAGTGCCGGCGGAAACGCCCTTGCGAGGCAGCATACAGCCGCTCACGGCCCGCTGGTTGCAAATGGACGGCGGGAAGTACACCGAGGACGACCGCGTGCTGTACACGGTATCTACGCACCGCGACGGCGACATCATCTTGTATCAGGGTAAACGGTACACCGTCGGCGGCGAAGGGGAGCGGCCGGACTACACGGACTACAATAAATATCTGCTGAAAAGGGTGACGACGCATGATTCCGTTTGAGACCATACGGTCGGAGATTGCTCGCGGACTCTCTGCGGTATTGAGCGTGAAGGTCATTGAGATCAACCCGCCCGGCGATGCGCCGAAGCTGCCGTTCATGACGTACGACTTTTCGGTCGGCGCGGACGAATCGTCTGGACAGCCCATCACGACATTCGACAACGGCACAGTTACGATGACGGAGACGATCGAATTCATCGTCGACTTTCAGGCGACGGCAGAGAGTCGCGGGCAAGCGATGGTAGTGGCCCTTAGCGCTCGTGACTGGTTCGTGGGCGCGGGGCACGATGCTTTGAAGTATGGTGCCGCCGCGATCGTTGTTGTCCGCGCTGATCAAGTGGGTAATCGGGACGTACAGGTTGGCGACGAGTGGACGTATCAATATGGATTCGAGGTCACGTTCCGGGCTACGAACGTGATCGAAGCAACGGCCGATACGATCGTATCGGCCGAAGTAAAGGAGACGGACAATGGGTAAAAGCGACGTAACAGTCATTATCGACATCCAGCGGCCGACACCCAAGCTCGGGTTCGGTAAACCGCTGATTTTGGGCGCGAGCACAGCCGGCCACGCCTATAAAACTTATTCGGATTTGGCGGGCGTGGCCGTCGACTATATCTCCAGCACGGAGGAGTACAAGGCTGCAACTGCGTTGTTCGGACAAGGCGACGACTCGCCGCGGGAAATCGCGATTGTCGCTCGCAAGACAAGCGAAACCGCGGAGACGATCGAGGACGTGCTGGAGGCTATCTTTTTAAAAGATTGGTACTTCCTCGTTTCCGTGACGACGGATGCGGACGATATCATGACGATCGCCGAGGCGGTCGAGCAGGATAATTCGCGGCAATATTTTTTCAGAACGAGTTCTAAAACGGATTTGGCGACCATTTTGGCAGAAGGTTACACACGGACGACCGGCATTTACCACACAGATACAACCAAGTATCCAGAGGCTGCGTGGGTCGGCCGAACTGGTTCCGCTGACGTCGGCTCGGTGACGTGGAAATTTAAAAACCTGACGGGCATCCAGCCGCTGGATATCGATGCCACGGAGTTAGCAGCCATCCACGCGCTCGGGGCGAATACGTACGTCACCAAAGCTGGCGACAACGTCACCAGCGAAGGCAAGACGATGAGCGGCGAGTACATTGACATCATCCACGCCAAGGACTACGTCAAGTACTCGATTGAGTATGCGGTGCAAAAGCTGCTCAATGGCGCGGACAAGATCAGTTACGACGATACCGGGATTGCGCAGCTTGAGGCGGCCGTGAAAACGGTGCTGCAGCGAGCCTTCAATCAAGGCATTATTGCTAAAGATGAAGACGGCCTCGGTCTGTACGGCACCCAGTTTAAGACTCGCGCCGAAACTGACCCGGCGGACCGCGCTGATCGCGATTATACAGGCGGGACGTTTTGGTTTGATCTCGCCGGCGCAATCCATCAAACAACCTTCCGCGGTGAAATCCGGGTATAAAGGAGGATGTAGGCAGTGGCAACCAAAACGTATGACGCCAAGAGCGTCAGTGTCATCGTGAACGGCGTGTATTTGACGGGTTTCGGCGAGTCGACAATGGTCGAAATCGAGAAGTCGGAAGATAATTACGAGACCAAGGTCGGCGCTCAAGGCGATGTTATCAGGGCCAAGATCAACAACAACACAGGAACGATGACCGTCACCTTGCAGCAATCCAGCCCACACGTCGCTTATTTGGACGGGCTGGCCAACAGCGGCAAGTTGGTGCCGATCACGGTCATATCGAACAACGACCCGAAAGAGACGTCATCGGCCACGGAAGCGTATGTGACCAAGCCGGCGACGCGGACGTATGGCTCCTCAGCGGAGGAACGCGAATTCAGCATCATGTGCCTTGATCTTAAAATCGAATAATATCAAAGGAGCGAAAAACGACTATGTTCAAGCAAAGAAAATTTGTATCTTCCAAGGGCAAAGAATATACCCTGCAATTTCCTGGCATCCGCAAGGTGACGCAAATCCGCGACCGGGCCAAAAATAAGCACGGTGTACCGTCGGACGAACGTATCGCCGACGATGTGTTGGAGCATGTTGTCGTGTCGCCAAAAATGCGGATCGAGGATTTTGGCGACGACATCGGCGAATTTAACGAGGTCATCGGCGCCGCCGTCAAATTTATCAACGGTATCGAGGACGACCCAGATGATCAGTCCACAGGAAGCTAAGCTGCGGGCGCGGAAAAACTGGAAGCAGTGGAGGCTACTCATCGCCGGCATGATCAGCTACAGCGAGCTGGATTCGCTCGACCCGGATGATCTGGAAGAGGCGAACGCCGCCCTGGATATCCATCTCGAAGAACAGAGGAAAGCAAATAGCAGGCCGAGGAAATAGCGTCCCACTATGGTGAGTACTATTTCTTTTTTTGCCGAGGGGAGGTGAGAGTTTGGGAATCATAAGCAACCTCATGTATGCGGTTGGCTTTAAAATTAGCGATCGCGGTCTCCGGGAGACAGAAGATAAGGTTGACAAGCTGAAAGCGGGCGTGATTGGATTTGGTCTTGCGGCCGGCGCTGCGCTGGCCGGATTCGGCGTTGCTGCCATTCATGCCGCGTCGGAGTTTGAAAAGGCGATGTCGTCTGTCCAAGGTGCAACGGGTCAAACGACTGAGCAGATGCAGGACACGCGGGAAATCGCGAAAAACCTGTACAGCGCGAACTTCGGCGAAAACTGGGACGACCTCGGACAAGCCATTTCGACGGTCAAGCAAATCACCGGAGAAACTGGGGCTGCGCTGGAGGCCACGACGAAGGATGCCCTGCTATTGCGAGACGCTTTCGGATTTGAAGTCAACGAGTCCATCAGGACAGCGGACACGATGATGCAAAAATTCGGCATTAACTCACAGCAGGCGTTTAGTCTCCTTGCGCAAGGTGCGCAGAAAGGGTTGGACAAATCCGGTGAGCTATTGGATTCAGCCAACGAGTACGCACCTCAGTTTGCCGCCCTAGGCTTTACGGCTAACGAAATGTTTGATACGTTCAGCGCCGGGTTGGAATCTGGTGCTTTTAATCTCGACAAGGTGGGCGACGCCGTCAAAGAGTTTAACCTGCGGGCAAAGGATGGCTCGCAGACCACAAGCGATGCGTTTAAGATGCTCGGCCTTGATGTAGATGCCATGATGCAGACATTCGCCACCGGCGGACCCAAGGCCAAGGCGGCGTTTACACAAATAACGCGGATGATCAGCGACGTCGCCGATCCGGTTGCGCAGAATACGATCGCCGTTAATCTATTTGGTTCGCAATTTGAAGACCTGCAAAAAGACGTCATTTTTGCGATGGGCACAGCCCAAAACCAATTCGACATGACCAAACAGTCGATGGATGAGATCAACAAAATAAAGTTCGATACGCCTGGCCAAGCCTTTGCGATGTTTGGGCGGCAGCTCGAGACCGGAATCCTGATTCCGGTCGGTGAAAAGCTGCTGCCCTACCTCACGCGGTTCGGGCAATGGATGGCGAGCCACAAGCCGGAAATCGAGTCGTTCGGCGCAGCACTTGGTAGCACGTTGGGTACTGCTATTGACATTGTGGCCGGCGGTCTATCATTTCTCGCACACAATGCGGACGTAATCATTCCCGCGCTGGTTGCCTTTGCGGCCGTGATCTTATACTCCCTCGGCCCAGCTATGTGGGCGTGGGTAACGGTCCAATGGGCGGCGGCCGTAGCCGGCTGGGCGGCGATTGCACCGTGGTTGCCCATCATCGGCATTGCACTTGCGGTCGGGGCGGCCGTAGCCGGTCTGATTTTGATATTCAAAAACTGGGGCTCGATTGCTCCGTGGCTTGTCGACAAGTGGAATTGGTTTAAGGACGCAACGGCTGCAGCTTTTCATGCCATAGGTAGTTTTCTTGCTGAGTATTGGCCTTATGCGTTGGCTTTGATTACCGGGCCGCTGGCCCCCTTGGTCATGCTGGTTATCTACTTCTGGGATGACATCCAAAACTTCACGGTCAACTGCTTCACAGCCATTTCTGATTTCCTTTCCGGCATTTGGGATGCGATCGTCGCAGACGTTACCGGGCAGGCTACTTCGCTCTGGTCTGCGGTCACGGGCATGTGGGATAGCGTCGTTTCGTTTTTCAAGAGCTTTAGTTTGTTTGACATCGGGAAGAACATTATCCAGGGGCTCATTGACGGTGTGCTGAATATGAAGGACATGGCCGTTAACACCATCAAAGACATCGCAAGCGGGATTACGGACGGAATCAAGGGCTTTCTTGGTATCCACTCTCCCTCTCGCGTGATGATGGAAGTCGGGTATTGGACAGGCGAGGGGCTGGCGCAAGGTATCGACAGCACCGGTGATACGGTCAGCCAGGCTTCGGTGGGGCTCGCTGAGCAGGTTATCGATCCGCACGATGCCCCTGCGGCTAGTTTGCCGCCCGCGACGGTGTCTGGTGGCGGGGGATCGAACCAGCGAATGCAAATGCAAATCGACTTCAACCTGAACATAAACGCAAGCGGAAACGTGAGCGCCGAGGTGATGGGTGAAATCGAGCCAACTCTAAAAGAAATGCTTCAAGAGGTCGTTGAAAGCGCGCTGCGTCGACTGGGTTTGGGGGTGGATGTCGCCTATGGCAACGATTGATGGGTATTATATCACCGTGGAGAGCGAGCAGCCGGCTTATGACGTGGATATCACGGAACAGCCGGTCGAATCAGGCGTCAATACCAGCGACCACGTGCAGGCTAAAGCGGCAGCCATGTCGATCAGTGGTTACGTAACCGGCGACGACGCGGCGCGGATCAAGGAATATCTGATCAGCGCGCAGAATGCCGGCAGGATCGTGGAGTATGACGGCCGGAATTATTTTTCCGGCCTGCTCAAAGGCTTGTCCACGACGCATGACTACAAAACGGCAAACGGCTTTGCATTTAGCGCCTCTTTGGTCGCCGTGCGGATCGCAAAAGCGTCCTACGTAGAGAGTCTGCCGCCGCCGATCCGCGCACAGGCTGCGCCGGTGATCAGTTCCGGCCGCAAACAAGTAAAGAGTAAAGCAGCCGGCACCAAGAAAGAGGAAGTCAAGAAAGTAGAGTTTAAAGCGGGCAGCCCGTGGGCAGGTGCATAAATGGACTACATCGAGATTGACAAAAACCTGATACCGTACCGATTTGACGTGTCTCTTGCCAGCGCGGTATTCACGTTCGAAATTCACTATAACAGCGAATACGATTTTTTCACGGCCGATCTGGAGCGCGACGGCGTACTGCTGGCTTCCGGCGTGCGTTTGGTGTATGGCGTTCCGTTATTCGGCGATGTCCACGACGCGACGCTGTTCCCGGCTGTGGACATCGTGCCTTACGACGAGTCTGGCGTCAGTGATGACGTGATCTGGGCAACGCTCGGTGAGACCGTTTTTCTGTTTGTAGGGGGTGCGGCGGATGCCTAATTTCTGGCGTGTTGTCGAGGTGATGATCGGCGACCAAAGTTTTTCGATGTCGGATTTCGCTATCGAGGGTACGGTGCCGTTTGACAACGACCCCCTGCCCAACGAGAGCGCGGTGCAAATCTGGAACCTTACAGACAGCACCATTCAGCGTATCAAACGCGGTATGACAGCGATCATCAACGCAGGTTACCGCGGAGACGTCGGGGTGATCTTGCACGGCTTTGTGTCAAAGGTACAGACCAAGTGGTCGGGCGTCGATAAGATCACAACGATCCATGTGCTGGACAGCGAAGACCTCTCGGCCCGCAAGGTAACCGACGTCGCTTACACGGAAGGTACGCTCGCCAGCTACATCCTCAAAGAGATGGCCGCCCAGCTCGGGCTGCCAATTGCGCAACTCGATCTTAACCAGGACTACCGCTATGAGGACGGTTACACGGCCAGCGGTGAGGTGACAAAGATCATTAGCGATGTAGCGGCAGACTGCGGGACAAGCGCCTACGTCAACAAGGGCAAACTCTATGTTCGTAATCTTCGAGTTGGCGCTGATGATGTGTTCTCGCTCTCTGTGGATACCGGTTTGATTGGCTCGCCGGAGTTTTTCGAGGATAAAGATTTCAGCGGCTACAAAATCAAGTCGCAGTTGCAATACAGAATCACGACCGCATCGGTCGTTGATCTGGCCAGCAGGCAGTTTTCTGGCCGTGTGCACGTCCGCAGCGGTAGCCACAAATTTAGCCGTTCAGGTGATTTCACCACGGAAATGGAGGCGATTTTGCCATGAGTAACAACGATCCGGCCGGCGCGCTGGCCGAACTCATTACAAATGCGATTGACAAGCGAGCTGCGGAGCTGCGTGTCGCTTTGCCTTGCCGGGTAACTGCTTTTGACTCAGTTATGGGCAAGGCGACGGTTGTCCCCCTGCTGCAACTCGGTCCAAACAGTCCGGCGCCGATCCTCAACGTTCCTGCACTCGGCCAGAGGTTTCGCGCAGAGGGCGGCGGCACCTTAATGCTGCTACCAGACCTGCATCTTGGCGATACCGTGTATGTGGTCTGCGCAGATCGGCACATCAAGACAGCGCAGACAGGGCAAACAGCGAAGCCGGACAGTAGCCGAGCGCATGATATTAATGACGCAGTCATCGTGGGGGTGTTTCCGTGCAGTCTCCAAAGCTGAGCGGCGACGGCGACCTGGTAATTGATGACAGCGGCGATCTTGTAATGATCGACGGGGCCGATGAGCTCGGCCAATGCTGCAGGTTGGTCCTCGGCACCAATAAGGGTGAGTGGTTTCTAAATCCTGAGCTGGGTATCGACTTTTCCAAGCTCAACGGAAAGCGGATCAGCGAGGAAGCTGTCAAGGAACAAGTTCGCGCCGGTCTCCGGCAGGAACCGCGAATCGCGACGATCGACGAGATTAACGTCCAGATGGATACGGCAGCTCGCCAAAGTCTCGTGACGTTCCGGGCGACGGCCGTAACGGGGGAGGTGGTGGAGGGTGGCACTGGATAGCACCGGATTTAAGCGCAAGCGTTTTGCAGAGCTTGTACTGGAGATGGAGGAAAAGGCCAAGGAGGCGTTTGGCGCGCAAATCAACACATCTGAGCGCTCGCCGATCGGTATTATCCTGCGGTTATACGCTTGGTTTTTGAGCCTATCCTGGCAAAATGCAGAGGACGTTTACAACAGCGGATATATTAACACAGCTACCAGGGCAAGCCTGTCACGCCTCGGCCCGTATGTAGGTATTCAGCGCATCCAGGCGATGCGAGCAACCGGCAGCGTGACGTTTACCGGAACATCCGGCTACACCGTGCCTGCCGGCTTCCGCATCGCCACCAGCTCGGGAGTGTTGTTTGAAATCGCGGATGACGTTACGTTGGCCAGCGGCACAGGCGATGCACCCATTCGGGCCGTCACCGCCGGCCGCAGCGGCAACGTGGCGGCCGGGCAGATCACGATTATCGTCAACCCGACGCCAAGCGTCACGGCCGTCACCAACGCTGCGGAGACGGGCGGCGGGCGCGAGGTAGAGACGGACACCGAATTCCGCGACCGCTTTCGGCTATCCGTGGCTGGCGGAGGTGCGGCGACGCTCGACTCCATTCGCGGCGCGTTGCTGCGGGTGAGCGGCGTGCGAGCCGCCACAGTTATTGAGAATTACACCAGCACGGCGGACGGTGACGGCAGGCCGCCAAAATCGTTTGAGGCCTACGTGCTGGGCGGTGAGCCCTCGGACATCGGCCAGACCATACTGGCCGTTAAGGCGGCAGGCATCCAGCCGTGGGGTAGCGAGAGCGTGATTGTTCAGGACGATGGCGGGTTTGGCCACGAAATGAAATTCAGTTACGCCGACGAGGTGACGGCACACATCCGAATGACGGTGTCCACAGACGTCCGCTTTCCGGCCGACGGCGCAGCTCAACTGACATCGGCGGTGATCCGTTACGTGGGCGGGGAAGACGCTGATGGTAGCGTCTATGTCGGGCTAAATATGGGGGAGGGCGTCGTCATCTCTCGCTTAATATCGGCTGCGTACAGTGTCGAGGGCATTGTCGACGTGGCGATCGAGCTCAGCACAGACGGTACAACATGGGGTACGTCCAACCTCTCCATCGCGGCAAATGAGGTGGCGCAAACGGCGCACGGTGTAATTACGGTGGTGATCGCATCATGATTACTCTCGCTGATGTCATACGCCGGCTGACGGATGTATTCGCCAAGGCACCAAATAGCAACCTTGGCAAGCTGCTCGGCATCATGACCGAGCAGCTGCAGGCGCTGGAGGAGGCGCAGAATCGTACCCGCGCTTGGCGCGATATCGACCAAGCGGCCGGAACCACACTCGACCGGATCGGCGGCAACGTGGTCCAACCGCGGGGTGTGGCCACGGACGAGGTCTACCGCATCCTGATCAAGTCTAAGATCGCGCGCAATCTGTCGACCGGCGATATCAATACGATCATTCGCGTGCTGTCGACGGCGCTCGATTGTGCGCCGAGCGAGGTCCGCATCAAAGAACTATATGATGATCCGGTTGCCCCGGAGCCGGCAGCTATATCTATCATTCAGGTTCCGCTGGCGCGGATCAATGAGGTAGGTATGTCACCTTACCAATTCGGCCGCATTGTGCAGCGTACCGTTGCTGCCGGCGTCCGTGTGGGTGTGATCGAGCTGACCGGCACCTTTGCCTTCGCCTCTGGTGGCGAGAGCGAGATGGATGATGACGCAGGCTTTGGCGATGTGGCCGGAACGATCGGCGGCTACCTCGGCGCAGCCTACGCGCCGGCTACGGATGAAGACTTACCGATATAAAAAGGAGGGGTTGGCGTGGCATTAGAAGAACAATTGCCAGCTTGGCAGGCTCCTGGTGTCGAACCGCCGGGATCAAAAAAAACTAGCGGCTTTGCTCCGGGCGAGAAGCCGCCGGCCGATTACTTCAATTGGTTGTTTTCGCGGACGAGCGCCGCATTGGATGAGTTATACGTGAAAGTAGCCGAAAAGACTTATGTCGATGAGAAATTCCTCGTCAGCGGCGGCCATGCCCATTCCGGCGTAGATGGTGATGGACCCAAGATTGATAGCGCAGGTTTGACTAATGGAGCGGCCACGGATACAGTCATCGGCAATCGGACGATTGATGACACAGCGACGCCAGTGGCGGGCCCGAACACTGTTGGCAATCTGTTTAGCATGCTGGGCAAGTTGATCAAAAATATTACCGGCGAGACGAGTTGGGCGTCGCTGCCCATCACGAACCTTAAAGCTCTTTATAATAAATTCCTAAACAGCGGAGGACATACGCACAGTGGCTTGGACGGCGATGGACCAAAAATTGCGCATAGCAATTTAGCCGGGGCTGGAATTAATACACACGATCAAATCGATTCATTCATTGCTTGCACATCAAGACAAGCGTTGATAAATGGTAATTTCGATATCTGGCAGCGCGGTACAACATTTGTTAATCCAGCCCATACCTCGTATACGTCAGACCATTGGAGGACTCACAACAATCCTGACGGTGGGTCGTGGCCCAGCATAACCCATACTAAAGAAGCTTTTTTGCCGGGAATTATGCAAGGATCATTTTATTTCTATCGCATTGCCACGGACGGCGCAGGGACGGGAATTGGAACAAACGCTAGTTATGACCTGAGACAAATGATTGAATTTGGAACCCGCTATTTGTGCGGTAGTGGAAAAAAAGTAACCGTATCGTTCTGGGCCAAAAGTTCGATTTCCGGTAAAAAAATAGGGATAAACTTACTTCAATACTATGGTTCTGGAGGAACACCTTCGGCACAAGAGTATTTGACAGGACCAATTTTCACTTTAACTTCTTCATGGCAAAAGTACACTTACACCTTTACCACTAACACCCTAGTCGGAAAGACGTTCGGAAGTAATAATGATGACTTCCTAAGCGTCGTGTTCTCTTACTCGTGGGGTACGACCACAGGTGCATTTCGATTCGGAGGTTCACCAGCTATCGAAACGTTTGTCGGGTCAGGATACACCGACATTGTTCAAACTCAGATTTGTGCAGGAGACACGGCGCTATCTTTTTGGCCGAGGTCGTTTGATGAGGAATTACGTGCGTGCCAGCGCTACTATGAAGTTCTTGACAGTAGAACTCAAGCGGGTGGTAGAGTTGAACTTGGCGTGGCAACGGCTGTTTCCACAACCTCATATAATCTTGTTTACACTTTTAGAGTTCCCAAGAGAGTGATACCAACTCTTGTTCAAGGTGGGTCAGGGTTCCGTATTTTGCCGGGGGGCATGACGACAACGGTCAGCTTTTCAGATGGAACGCGGGAATCTGTCAATCTATCATGTTCCGGCAGCGGACTAACTCTTAACCAGTCAGCAATTATCCAAGGCGTAGATGGATCGAATACTTGGATAGGTTTCGATGCCGAACTTTAGGAGGATATGGATGGGAGACTATCAACATTATGTGCGTGTCGTTGGCGGCATGGTGGTTCACGGGTTTTCGAGTGCGTTCGAGTCGCCGCGACCGGGCGACATCTGCATTGACGGCGATGCCCCGCGGCATTTCCAGCGGCAATTGATCAATGATGCGGGCCAGTATCTTTACAAGTGGCAGGGCGATGAAATCGTGCTGCGGGACTCGGCTGAGTTGGAGAATGAACTTTCTGACTTGCCTCCAGCCCCACCGACTCCCGATCAACGAATCGAGCAACTCGAGGCCGAAAACGCGAAGTTGAAAAGTGACAACCTGATGACGTTGGAAGCAGTAGCCGAAGTCTACGAGTTGTTTTTGACTTTAGGAGGAGGTTGATCAAGTGATTCAAGTCTATTACAACCTGGTCAAACAGGGCCGCCGAACGATCGACCAAGTGCCCGGCCATTTACGAGACGAGGTCCAGCGATTGCTGGATGAGGATGCAGCCCGAGCGGCAGGTGATTGACGATGTTGGTCAATCTGCTGCTCCGGGCTCTTTTATTGCTAACGAGGGGAGGTGACGCACTCATGGTAGACGTATACGTTGCGCTGATCGTCAACGGCCGTCGCACGCTCGCACAGGTGCCGGCCAGCCTGCAGCCGGCTGTAAAAGCCGAGCTCGACGCGCTTGGACTCGACGACGCCGGCAAGCCAATCGATCCAGCAGCTTAGTTCCACGCTCGGCCCCGCGCGCAGCGGGGCTATTTATTTGCCCAAATCTCAGCCGGGAAGGCGTAGTGATAATAATGAATGTAAAATACCTTGCTCTTAATTTGATGACTGCCGCGGTGGGCGACACCGGGAAAGAGGCGGGATTCGGCGCCGTGGCCGCCGTGGCTGCAACAATTGCCAGCGCATACCTGGGCGGCTGGGACACAGCGCTGCAGCTGCTCATTTTTCTGATGGTGCTCGACTATGCAACCGGCCTCGCGGGCGCGATCCGGTCAAGGACTGTCAACTCGGAAACGATGTTCTGGGGTGGCATCCGCAAAGGCGTGGTTATGGCCGTGGTGGCGCTGGCTGTCATGCTGGACCGCTTTGTCGGCGGCGACGCGCCGGTGTTCCGCTCGCTGGCCATGTATTTTTATATCGCTCGTGAGGGGTTGAGCGTGGTCGAAAACCTCGACCTGATGGGCGTCCCGTTGCCCAACGCGATCAAGCAATTCTTGCAGCAGCTGCAGCGGAAAGGAGATACCACCAATGACACCAACGCCTAATGTTACCGTCAATTGGATTCCGAACTTGCCGCGCATCCCGTACCGCCGCGGAGTCGGCCAATGGGAAGGCGTGGTGATGCATCAAACGGCGAATACGAACGATACGGCGACCAGCGAGCGGGCCTATGAAGTGGCGCACTGGCAGGACGCTTTTGTGCATGAGTTCATCGATCCCGGCGAGATCGTTCAGGTCGCCAATCCGAATTATATCGCGTACGGGGCGGGAGCCAAAGCGAACCCGCGGTTCATCCATCTTGAGCTGTGCTCGGCGCAAACGAAAGCCGAGTTTGAACGCTCATACGACGCATGGTGCTACCGAGCTGCGTATTACCTGTCAGCGCGGCAGCTCGGTGTCACGGTGGCCAAAGCCGACGGCTCAGGCACGTTGTGGGCACATGCCGATGTGACCCGATACCTCGGCGGCACAACGCACACGGACCCCATCGCATATTTAGCCAAGTGGGGTAAGACGTGGTCGGACGTGGTCGCCAGAGTGCAGCAGCGCTATGATGTTTTGATTGGAGGTGAGTACATGCTTAAAGCGGATGATGCCAATAAGGTGATCGCCTTTTTGTCAGCGGCCTACGAGGCTACTAATAGCAAAGAGGCACAAGACGAGTTTCACCGGCTGGCCGACGAGCTGCGCAAGGCGTCGGGACAGCCAACTGCATAGCCTCAACACAAACACCCCGCAGACCTTTTTTAGGTTTGCGGGGTGTTTTTCGTTATCCGCGTATGTAGCGCATTGCGGCCGCGTTGCTAACGCTTTATATGCAGTATAGACGGTATTTTGGAGGTTTATACATAGGGTGGACAAATTACCAAGCGATTGTGATTTTGCGATTTGCATAGCAAAAGGGCTCTCACGAGATGGTTTCCTGTAAGGCCCTTTTCTAACCGATGCTTTCGGATTTGCTTTCATATTATCCTATCATTTCCAAATATGCAAGAGAAAAAAGTTTTCCAATAAAAAAACCATAGAAAATGGGCTAATGGTGGAGTATTGTAAAGGTAAGTGAATCGAGGGAGGTGAATGTTGAAATTGGATTTTTTGTTGTTTTTAACGTTGGGAATGCTGGATACGTTTGCTATCCTAGCACTGATGTTCCGATGCTATCGGTTCCCTTTTTTTGAGTACTACAAGGAAGTTCTGCTAATGAGTTTTGTTGTGACTTTGCTCTCTTATGTAATAAGAGTGGAGTTAGATGGAGGAGTAGTCGATTTAGTGGTGCAGATGTGTCTGTATATTTTGTTTTTTAGAGCAATCATCAAGGTAAGAATGAAAGCATCAATAGTTCTTTCGCTTGTCTATTTGGTTTATGGCGCGCTGAGTTTCGCTATCTATATCATATATAGGTCCGTTGGACTTGTTTCATCGGATGTCACTCAGCAATCCATTGGATACCAGGCATATCTAATGCAATTAAGCACAAGTTCGTGTGCTCTATTGATTGCATATATTATGTATCGTTTTGGTTGGGGGAGGTCTTCGATAATACGCCCTCCTCATTTTTTGAACGATAAATTTAAACCTAAGGAAATTGCAGTTTTCTTTCTAATACTGGTTGTCGCGACTTCGTTCTTCATTCTGTTCCATTTCATCTCTCATTGGCGATCATACATTGCATTACCGACAGTGTTCGCCGCTTTTACCGCTCTGATCTACCTCTCGAACAGGAGGGGGGTTAGTTGACCGATCCGATTGAGAGTATTTCTTGCAGACTCGCAGTGATAGTGGCCAACAAAGCCTCTTCGGGTAATGTCGAGAACATACGCTTTACACTGGCGTATTTCATCGGATTCTTCACAGTGATTATATCATCTTCGCTGATCGGTCTATTGACCGGGCGATTTGCAGAAACGCTAATTGCAATGATCACTTTCTATTACTTCCGCAAGTATACCGGGGGATATCACTTTCGGTCACTCACGGTATGCACTGCTGTGTCAGCAACTCTGCTCGCGTCAATACCCCACATCCCCATCGACAAAAGCGCGGCGTTTATCTTGAGTGCAGGGTGTTTGCCGTTTGTGCTGGCGCGCCGAAGCGTCATTAAACGAGACAAAATTGCATCTGTGATAATAGTTGTTTTGTGCATGATTGTCGCGCTGCCGTCCGTCAGTCTAGCTTTATTATCTCAACTTATTACATTGATACCAAGGAGATGATTTGATTTATGATACTCAAGAAAGCAGCGATAACTTTGGTCAGAAAATCCGATGATTTTATTGCATCATTCCAAAACAGAGCAGATAAAAAAGAAAATGCCGGGCGCACAGTTTTGAAGGGATGGATTGGCCTGCCGAAGCCCCCTAGAGAGGGATAGATTGTGGAGAATGAAGTCACCGTGGTTTCAAGGGAAACCGGGGAAGTTCGTAAATTCAACCTAGATACCGAGGTATACTTCGTCAGCCTAGATAAAAAAATCCCCATTTTCCACACGAATAGCGGTACGTTCTACCAGATCGTGACTCTGGACGTATTTGAAAAGTGGCTAGGTACTTCGGGTTTTAAAATGCTGGATACTGTAAACCTGGTCAATACTAATCTTATCACCGAAATTAGCGAAGACTTCCGCACTGTATATTTTAATGATGACCGGAGTTTGTACGCATCAACAAATAAAGGGCGAGTCATAGCGCATGACCTGATGCATTTAGTCAGAAAAGCCAAACACCGAGACGAGTAGTCCTTGGTGTTTGGCTTTTCTGTTTTGGAGAGGAAATTCTAACACAAATACATATGTAAGTAAACAAAAATCGAAGGTACTTCGAAAGATCGCTCAACATGGTTGGACATGTGGTAATATGACTTTGTTGCATTGAAACGCAAATTATCCTGCGCTTAAACGCAAAACGAGAAGGGATGGACGCAATGAGCATTGATCAAACGGTAAACGATATTTTGGCGATTAAGCACATGCTACATGCACGTGCGCCAGCAGCAGATGTTAATCGGCATATTGACGACTGGACGAACAAAGAGACCGCCAACTCCGTCGAGAGTAAACGGCCTCATCGCAGGCCCGCTGGAACGGGTGAACTGCGAAAAACGACTAACAAATCTATAGTAGCACAAAGCAAAGAAAAATCAACAACAGGCGAGACGATGGACATACAAAAAATTGAAAAACAATTAACCATCAACGCTGCTTGGCTTAAAAAGCGATGGTCGGGGCAAGGGCCGATTACAACCCAAGTCGCAATTACAGCAAATCAAATAGTCGTCAAATATGTTTCTACGTTTACGCCCTTCGAACTATGGTTGCTTGAGTTCACAAAAGAGTGCGGTAATTACGAAAAATTCCTGGAAGAGATCAGCCGAATAATGCGTTCAGATTTTCAACCGCAATTTTATAGCATCAATCCAGCGCTGGAGATTTTAGATGTGATGATTTCCGTAGCCGGCGATAACTACATGGAGCAGACGACCACGTTTACCTTCGGCCATAGTTTGGACCAATTGCTAACAGCATAACTAACGACTACTGCTAAGGATAAAGGCCAGATCGGAGTCGGCATTTACGCTTCCCACACCAGAAAAAAAGGGGGGGCGTATGTGTCGGCTCTATTTTTTTATTAATAAAGAAAGGTTTGATTATGTTGAATACAGAAAAAATCTCATTAAGATATGCACGATTGCTTTCGGGCTTAACTTTAAACCAGGCAGCAAGATTATCAGATATAAGTCTATGCGAGTTGATGCTTTACGAGCTATTTCCGCACTTTACCCCGATTGATGTATCTGTTAAATTACTTACCACCTATGGCATTAAATTTGGAATGGTCAACTTCAAACGATTAAAATAAATTTTGCATCTAAATGTATAATTGGTGATCCGAT